GCACGGCCAGCCCGAATACTCGCGGCTGTCAAACGCGGGAAGCAAGCGTTAGAGTCAATCCACTAGCCCCGGGCTCCACCTCTCCCCGGAGGGGAGAGGCCGCCCTCGCGAAGCGAAGGCGGGTGAGGGGGTTCCGGCCTATCGAGGGAGCCGGAGGCCCCTCACCCCAACCCTCTCCCCATCCGAACTCGGGTATACCCGAGTTCGGTCGCTCTTTAGATTGGCCGAAGTCGGATATATCGGCTGACATCGAATTTCCCTAATGATTTCAACGCTTGGTTTTTACAGTTGTACAAGGTTTTACAATCGAGAGCCCTATGCGAGGCCTCTTTTGTTCCGCGCCTCGGCGATCAGGACCAGCGCGGCCTTGCCGCTCTGCCGCTTGTTCTCGAACCGGGTGTAGCGCTCGACCATGGCGACTGACATCCCGACGATATCCCCGATCATCGAGTCCGCAAGGCCGTAGCGCTTGAGCCTCACAACCGCGGTGGCGCGCAGGCCGTGCAAGGTGGTGCCATCGAGGACGTTGATGCCCTTGGCGGCAAGCCCCTGCTTCTGCCACATGAACTGCTCGGCGAAAAATTTTCTGCTGAAGGGCTTGCCGGTCGCGGTCAACAGGAACGGACCCGGCCGCTTCTCCCACGTCCCCATCTCGGCGGCCAGCTCGGGCAAGATCGGGCACCAGGGCCGCTCGCCGGTCTTGATCTGGCCGCGCCAGCCGAGATCGAAACCGCCGTCGTCGATCATGGTCGGGCCGAGTCGCACCATGTCGGAGCCGCGCTGACCGGTGTTCAGCAGCAAAATAACCCCGCGGCGGATCATGCCGGTCAGGTGCTCGTGCGCCACGGTGATCTGCTCGTCCGTCCAGGGGCGGTGTCCGCCGTCCATCCGGTAGGGCTTGATGCCGTCGCAGAGCGGCGCGTCAATCTTGTCGTTCACGCGCGCCCACGCCGACAGCGAGCGCATGGTGCTCAAAAAGTTGTTAGCGGCGCCGCGCGTCTCGGCGAGCTGCTGCATGACGGCCCGGATATGGACCGGCCGGAGACCCTTGCCCGGCAGCTTGCCCCACAGCTCGCGGGCGCGCTTGAGGTTCCGAAGATAGAGCGCTTGCGTTCCTTCGGCGAGCTTTTCCGGCAAGGTCGGCCATGCCGCAATATAGGCGTCGATCAGGGCATCCATGTTGTCGGTCGCGACCGGGCCAATGACGCCCTGCGCCTGCCGCAAAGCGGTCCAGAATTCCGGCCCGTGCGGGTCGCTCGGCAATCGGACGCGCTCCCCTGCGCTCGCTGTGCCGCGGCCCGGTTGATAGTAGAAATACTCTCGTCCCCGCGCGATAACGCGATGCACGCCACGCGGCAGATCAACCGCGCCCCTTGTCCGTCTTGCCACCTTGCTCTCCACGCTGGACCGCTGCGAGATAAGGATCGCCCGCGTCTGCGGCGGTCCTCTTGAGGGACGCGAGCGCCGTTACAACTTCCGCCCAGCACCAGCGCACGCAGCCGTTCGACAATCGCAACGGCGGCGGTAGGACGGCCTTGCGCACCAATTCGTCGATCGTGCTCTCCGCGCAATCAAGCTCTCGTGCGAGGCTCGACTTTGACGGATATGCCGGTGGTCGATCGTCCGACATGTATGCCCACAATCGTCACTTTCGTTTTCCCCGGCTCTTGGCAGTTTTCCGGTTCCGCGTACCCCTTGCACGTCGATCAGGCCGCGCCTTGATGCTGCCCGCGGCGCGCTCGGACTGAAGTTCGATCATATGCGCAGCGGCCAACCCGCGATGGAAGGCACGCAACCTTGCGGACAAATTCAGGAGCAATGCCCGTGGCGGCAAGTCGGCCGGATTGTCATCGGGGTCCATCTCCATCCATGTCACAATGTGGGTCGGGAGCTCGCGCAATTTGCAGGTATTGATGTTCGGGATGCTAGGAGACCGAGCCCCCTTTAAAGAACCTGTCCGCAGCGAAACACCGCCCAGGTAGATGATCGTGTCGTCACCAGGGTCTATTGGCTGGCCCCCGTGCACTGCGGGGTTATTTCTCTCTGCTTCATCACAGATTTTTTTCAACTTCGAATCCCAATAAGTGCCGACGAGCGCCACCGCCGTGGCGGGTGGCAGACCGAGTTCGCACAGCTCAAGGCCGACAACGAGGCGGTGAAGCTCGGTCGGCGTGTAGGCGAGCGGTGCGCCGCGGCCCACGCGCGCTGCCTCGCCGAGGACGCCCAGCTTTTGCAGATTGCTGAGCATGCTACGCAACCCGGCTTTTCGGACAGCCTCGGGAATACCGTGAGACCATGTGACCGCCCGTTCGACGGCCCCGTAAGGGAATGTGAGCGTTATCGCCATTGTTGCCGGGTGTTCCAGGACATCACGGCATTTTGCCCTAGATCGCAATCGACCGCAACGTTAACCTTTACGTTGCCGATCGATCGGTCTATATATGGCTAAGTAAAGGATTACGTAGCGCAGGAATAATGTGATGCCCGATCGATTCGCGGGCGTGCCACGCGGGCGAGCATTGGCTGGTAGCCGGCGAATTGCGGATTACATCCTTGGCGATCCGGAGAAGACAGAAACGGTAGGCGGCCTTCCCCGCAAGGAATTCGGCTTGATCAAGTTGGGCCGCGAGTTGGTCGGCTATACCGGCTGGATCGACTTCGCCCTTACCGCTCGTGCCAGCGCAAGCGCGCAGCCACCGCAGGCGAAGTCACCTGAAATTTCTCCCATGGAGCGCCGCTGTCAGGTCCCGCGGCGGACCACCTAATTAGCAGCCAGCATTTTGCTGGATGCGCTGGGATCGCAACGGTGCGACCACGATCGACCGCATCAGCTCAGAGGGCTGACATGAGGATCCTCGGCGTCGATCCCGGCATTCACGGCGGTTTGGCGATCATGGACGATGACATGCTGATCGCCGCAATCGATATCCCGACCATCGGTACCGGCGCAAAAGAGCGCGTCGACGTGCGCGCCATACGCACCTGGATCCTGGAGCACCGGCCCAAGCATGCCGTCCTGGAGCGCGCCCAAGCCATGCCCAACCAGGGTGCCTCATCCGGCTTCAAGTTTGGCCGCGCGGTCGGCGCGATTGAGGCGGCGATCGTGCTGTGCGGGGTGCCGTCGGAGATCGTTGAGCCGACGGCCTGGAAAAGGTTCTGGCGCCTGCCGGCGAAGGAGAAGGCCTTCGGGCTCCGGAGTTCTTGTTTCGTGGCGGCGCCGACCGCGAACAAATACGCCCCCGCCGCCGTGCCGGCCATGTCGGGGAGGCCGCGATGCTGACCCGCACGTCCGCCGCCGCGCTCGCCTCGACCGCGCTCGCGCCGATCAAGCACGTGTTGTTTGTCGACATTGAGTCGTATAGCGAGCTCGACATCGAGATGGTCAGCTGCGCCCAGTACGCGCGCCACCCATCGACCTGGATACGGGTCATTGCCTTCGCGGTCGACGACGGGCCGGTAAAGCTCTGGCACCTGGATGATCCCGTGCCGGTGGAAGTCCAGCTGGCGGCCTCGCAGCCTGATTGGAACGTTGTTGCCCACAACGCCGGATTCGATCGCACCGTGTGGGCGGAAAAGTCCGGGTGGCCACTCATCCCGCTGTCGCGCTGGCGCTGCACCATGGCGACAGCCGTTGCGCTCGCCTTCCCGGCCTCGCTTGAGGGCCTGTGCGAGGCGCTCGGGCTTAAGCATCGCAAGGACGCCGAAGGCGCCCGCCTGATGCGGCTGATGACGGGGCCGCACCGGCGCAAAGGGAAAGTCGAAACCGCCACCAGCAGCCACGACACCCCCGCCAACCGGGCTCGCCTTGACCGGTACTGTGCCGGCGACGTCGAGGCGATGCGCGAGGCCTATTACCAGCTCCCCTCGATGCCACCCGAGGAGGTCGAGCTCTGGATCCTCGATCAGACGATCAACGCGCGCGGCATCCCGATCGACCGGGCGCTGGCTGAGGCGGCGCGCGACGTCGCGCTTGAAGCGAAGCCGGCACTGAACCAGGAAATCGCCAACCTTACCGGCGGCGCGGTGACGTCGGTTGACCAGGTTGCCCGCACGAAGGCGTGGCTGGCCGAGAACGGCTGCGCGGTCGAGAGCCTCGCCAAGGATGCCCTCGCCGACGTGTTGCGCGGTCCGGTTATGGGCACACCGCGCCGCGTGCTGGAACTCCGGGCGGCCGGCGCGAAGAACACCGCTGCAAAGTTCGGCAAGATGCTGGCTGGGCTCGACACGGACGACCGGCTGCGGGACGTGTTGTTCTACCATGCCGCTTCGACCGGGCGCTGGTCCTCGCGCCGCGTCAACATCCACAATCTGGCGCGCACCCCGCTCAAGGACCCGGAGCCGGCGATCACGGCGGTGATGAGCCGCGACCTCGCGCGCATTAAGGCGCTCGGTCCGCCGCCACTGGTCACGCTGGCCAACATCTCCCGCGCCACCATCTGCACGCGGGCCGGGAGCACGCTGCTCGGCGGCGACTACAGCGGCATCGAGCCGCGCACGTTGGCCTGGCACGCCGGCGAGTGGAAGAAGCTGCAGGCGTTCCGCGAGTTCGACCGCACCGGCGACCCGGCGCTCGATCCGTATCTCGTCACGGCATGCGGCATGTTCGGTGTTCCCCTGGGAACGTTCGGCGCCGAGGCGCCGGAGCGCCGGAACGGCAAAACCTCCGATTTGAGTTTCGGCTACGCCGGCGGCGTCGATGCCTGGCGCAACTTCGAGCCCGATCCGGCGCACCCGCTCCCCGACGACGAGGTCGAGCAGTTCAAGCAGCGCTGGCGTCGAGCGCACCCGGCCATCGTGCGGTGGTGGTACGCCATCAGCGATGCTGCCGTGCACGCCGTGGCCCGACCCGGGACTCTCGTGCGGCACGGCCGGATCGCGTTCAAGCAGGTCGAGGAGCATTTATACATCAAGCTGCCATCCGGCCGGCACCTCTGCTTCCCCTTCGCTCGCATCGAGATCACCTCGAAGGGGCGCAAGCAGATCGTCGCCAAGGACAACGCAGGCGGTCGCTGGCGCGACGAGCGCATCTGGCACGGCAAGCTCGCCGAGAACATCGTGTCCGGCACCGCGCGCGACCTGCTCGTCGCCGCGCTCCAGCGCATCGAGGCGGCCGGCTTCGCAATCATCTTCTATGTCCACGACGAACTGGTCGTGGAAGTGGACGAGAGCTCGATCGAACTCGACGTCTTCAAGAACCTAATGACGATGTTGCCTGATTGGGCGGACGGCCTCCCGGTCGCAGTGAAGGCGTGGACCGCACGCCGTTACGTGAAGTCATGAGGCCGCAATGAACGCCTACCTCGAATATTCCGAAACCCAGATCACCGTCCCGGCCAAGCGCCAGTTGCGCCGTGCCGAGACGCGCGCCCAGTGCGCCCGGGAGAAGGAGCTGCGCGAACGGGACGAATTGTTTGCGCTGTGGCGCAAGCATCATCGCGCCCAGCGCGATGCGCTGCTGGCCGGACCGCATGGCACCGCGGCGCAGGCGCTGATTGGCTTCATGAAGACCATGTCGCTGAATGACAGGGCGATGCTCATCGATCTGGTGCTCGCCGGCCCGTGGCGCGGTGCCGATGCCGACACCCGGTTTGTCGTCCTCCAGCTCATCGACGCTGCGCTTGCCCGTCTGCGCGAGCGGAACGGCCTGCAGCCTTTCGACGATGCGCTACCGTTCAGCGACGAGCCCGACACCGTCTTCCAGATCATCCGGCAGGAGTTCGACCCGTGATCAAGCAGGTGCTCGACAAGTTCGCTCGCTCCACCGGACGGGTGTTCGAGGGGCGCCAGCACACCGCCGGCGGCTCGGACATCGGCCAATGTGCTCGCAAGATCTACTGGCTCAAAATGGAAGGCGATCCCGACTACGGCGCCCCGCGCGATCCAGACTACATCGACGGCTGGGGCGCCCGCCTGCGGGGCTCGACGTTCGAGAACGAGGTGTGGCTCCCGGCGATGCGCGCTCGCTATGGCGCCAGCCTGCTGTACGCCGGCAAGGACCAGATCACGCTCGTGTCCGGGCTACTGTCGGCGACGCCGGACGGCCTGCTCGTGCGGCAGCCGAATACGGCGCTGAAGGCATTCGGCATCGCCAACATCGGCCGTACTGGCGAGGTGGTGGTCGAGTGCAAGACGATCGATCCGCGCGCTCGCCTCGACATGGCCAAGAACGAGCACGCGTATCAGGTTCAGATCCAGCTCGGGCTTTTCCACGAGGTTACCCGGCACCGGCCCGAGTACGCGCTGATCAGCTACACCGACGCATCCTTCTGGGACGAGACGACCGAGTTTGTCATCGCCCGCGATGTGAAAATCTTCGCGAACGCGAAGCGGCGCGCGCAACAAATCCTGCTGGCGAAGAGCGCGAGCGAATTGAAGCCGGAAGGTTGGATCGCAGGCGGCCATGAATGCCGATACTGTCCATTCACCAAGGCGTGCGGACGTGATCGTACCGCGCTCCCACACAGCAACGGCGGCACCTCCGACCCGGCATTCATCACCGAAATCACCGCACTCGCCCGCGCTGCCAAAAAGTACGAGGCCGCAGCTGATGCGTCCTACGAAAGGATGCGCGAGGTGCAGAATGAAATTCGCGTGCGACTGCGCGCCAAGGAGCTGCGCCGCATCGCCACCGACAAGGTCCGCATCACGTGGTCCCCCGTGAAGGGCCGCTCCTCCTACGACATTCCCGCGATCCACGCTGTTGCCGCCGCCGCTGGCGTCGACATCAGCCGGTTCGAGACCGTCGGTGAAGACACCGACCGTCTTGTCGTCCAGCTGCTCGTGCCAGCAGCTGATTGAGCAAGTGAGCCATTGCAAACTGAACAGGAGGTATTGAGGCATGGCAAAAGATCTCAAAAAGCCGGGGCCGAACGTTTACGAGGCCTATGGCAACAGTGTCGCCCGGATGACGTTTCCGGGCGACCTGCTCACCTTCAACAAGTACGGCGAGTACAAGGCCGGACAGGTGGAAGTCCCGCTCGGCACCCGCCTGGTGGTGCATGTGCCGACGACGCTCATCGGATACGTCCGGTGGGAAGAAAACAAGCGTGTCGATTTCCAGATGGGCCTGCTGAGCGAGGGCTTCGTCCCGCCGAAGCGGGACGAGCTTGGCTATCTCGATCAGGCTCAGTGGGAGACGTTCGAGAATGGCGGCGTGAAAGATCCCTGGCAGCTGTCGAACCAGGTCGTCATGACCGGGGTCGAGGACAGTGACGAAGTCTACACCTTCACGACCACGTCGAAGACCGGGCGCAGCTCCTTCGGTGAGGTGCTCAAGGCCTATGGGCATCACATCCGGCAGGTGCCGGATGAATACCCGGTGGTCGAGCTCCAGCGCCGCAGCTACCGCGATCCGCGGTTCGGCGAGGTGCGCATCCCGGTGTTCAAGTTCGTCGACTGGGTCCCGGCCGGGCCGCACGCCGCGGCGCTCGCCGAGTTCATGGGTGACACCGCGGAGCAGGCAACGCCCGAGCTCGAGGTGAAGCCGGTCAAGGCGGAGCCCACCGCGGCCAAGACCGCCGCGACATCGGCGCGCACCCCGGTGAAGACCACCGCCAAGACGGCGGCGACGAAAACCACTGCCGCAGCAAAGACGCCGCGCAAGGCCAAGGGCCCGGTGCGGATCTGATCCTCTCGACAGATGCACTGTCATGACCACGCACACCGGTGCCGCTCGGTACCTGATGGACATCTTCGGCTCCCGTACCGCAGCGCCGGTGTTCGTGACCTCCCTCGCCAATGATAAGGATCAGAGCGGCAGGTATCCGCCACGCCAGATCATCACGCGCAACCGCAAGCAGATCGCGGCGTTCGCCGAGAAGTGGGACAAGCCGGGACGCGCGCTCTATTTCTGCGTCTCCACCATCAAGCCCGGCATCAATCGACGCGGGAAGACCAACCTGGCCGAGCTCACCGGCCTACACATCGATATCGATTTCAAGAACACGACGGCCTCGCCCGCGGACGTGCGCGCGGCGCTCGAGCGGCTACCGCTGAAGCCGCATCGGATCAACCATTCCGGCCGCGGCATCCACGCCTACTGGTTCTTCAACAAGGCGATGGGGGCGACGCCAGAGAATATCGTTCGGGTCGAAACCGCGTTGCGCCGCATCGCCGATCTGCTCGCGGATGGATCGGCAACGTCACGCGCGACACCTATGTGGGCTATGTCATGAGCTCGGCCCCCATCAGGGAACTCACCGAGGCCCGGACGACGGAAGTGT